GCATCTCTTGGATCTTCGCGAAGGTGTAGGTCGAGGCCAGATCCTTCTTGGCCGCGGTGCCGATGTCCAGCGCGCGGGCGCGCAGGCCGAGGAACGACCGACGGTGGTCGAGGCTGCCGCCGACCGCGCTGCCGCCCGACGGGGTGCCGACCGGGAAGACGCCCTCGGGAGCCCAAGCGGTGAGGCTGTCCTGATGGGTGGCGTTGGTGTCGCCGTTGATGATCGCGTCGAAGAGGGCGAGGCTCATGGCCTCGGCGATCTGCGCGCGGAGCTCGGGGAGGTAGCTGATGATGCTGTCAGCGTCGGCGTTGCGGTCGTAGATCACGGCGCAGGCCATGTCCTTGACGGCGTAGGCCAGCGAGGACGTCCCCATCGCCGAGGTGATGAAGTCGGCGGCGGCCGAGGCGCTGGCGGCGCCCTGCAGGTAGGGGCGGGGGCGCGCGGTGCCGAGCGGGCTCTTGACGTTCTTGTCGTTGAGCGTCTTCTGCACGAAGAGCCCGACCGGGCTGTCCATGATCGCGGCAGAGGCCACGCGCATCATCTCGGGGAGCATCACCTCGCCGGGGATGAAGTCGGCGCCGTTGCCGCTGGACACACCGAAGACGCGCCGGATGGTCGCGACGCCGTCGTTGGTCAGGCCGTTGCGCTGCAGGCGGTCGGACAGGCGGGCGAGGATGTCGCCGCCGTGCTCCAGGGCCGCCCGGCCGAACTCGCCGCCGGACGCGCGCCCGACGTTCAGGCCGCGCAGGGCGAGGCGGACGTAGAGGGCCTCGAACAGATCCTTGATCTCGGCGTGGCCCTCGCCGAAGGTGCGGGTCGACGTGAGGAGGCCGTCGGCGCGCTCGGTGTGCTGCTCGCTGCCGAAGGCGATCCGGCGAGTCGCGCCGAAGAGCTGGAGGCTGTCGTCGCGGCCGAAGCTGCGGGTCAGGCTGGCGGCCGGGCCGTCGAAGGGCGCGGGGGTGCCGGCGATCTCGCGGGCCTTGAGCGCAGTGATCGCGGCGTCGAGCTTGGCGACCTCGGCGGTCTGGCGCTCTTGGGTGAGCTTCACATCACCGATGTTGCGCTCGATGTCCGCCTTGGCGGTGTTGATGGCCTTGGCGACGACGACGTCGACCTGGGCCTGGAGGGTGCTGCTGTCGGCCATCGTGGCCTCCTATTGGGGGATGACCGGGAGGGCCGCCCGGCGCGGAGGGAAGGGGTCAGACGGAGGATGTGGAGACGGGGAAGAGCTTGGCGAGGGCGCGCTCGATGAGGGCGAACGTGTCGGCGTCGGCGTCGGCATCGGCCGGCGCGGCCTCCGCCCCGGTGACGTGCGCGGGGGTCTCTGCGGACACGTCGGCCGGGGCGGGGGCCTCGGCGTCGTCGGTGGACCGCTGCGCGATGGCATCGGGGTGCATCGGGGTGCCGACGATGCTGCACTCCATGAGGCGGGGCGCTTCATAGACATAGCCGCGCTGCGCCCAGCGGGGGTCGTCGGTGGGGTACTTCGACCTGTCGGTCATCTTTCCGGGGATGAAGCCGACAGAGCAGGCATTCAAGACGCCCTCGGCAAGCTGCCGGGCGACGGCGCGGCTGGTCTCGGTGGCATCCGACGGGACGAAGGCGCCGGTCAGAGCCTTCACGCCGGGGGCGATGTCGGTCACCGACAGATCGACCCACTTGCCGATGGGGAGGCCCCAACTGTTGTGGTTGAAGAAGGCGACGGGGTTTTGGCTGAACCGCGACAGATCCCAATCCTGCATGACGAGGTCGTGGGCCTCATCAGGCGTGCTCATCGACATCACGAAGCGGTAGCGCGGGGGCTCACCGTCGTTGGTGTCCGGCTTCTCGTCACCCATCGGCAGGGCGCGCAGCATGACCGACCGGAACAGGGGCGCCGGCTCGATCTCGCCGGGCTGCAGGCCACCGGCCGCGCGGCGCTCCACGAAGGCGCGGCGCACGTCGGCGGGGCGGGCGGTGACCGGGGCGCACAGCATGGTGGTCAGTCCTTGAAGACGGGGCGGGTGCCGCAGCGGCAGTTGATGTCTTGGCGGGCGATGCCGAAGCCGCCGGGGGACGGGGCTCGGGCCCCTACGTCTTGCCCCGACGGTATCACGAACATGCCCCCGGGTGCAACACGTTGACCATGACAGCGGCGATGGGAGCGGTCCGGCTCGACAGGGAGCGGCGCGCGGACCCATTCGACCTCGAAGTCGACGCCGAGGTTGGCCGCTTGGCTGTATGCGAGGTCGGTCCCGGCCTGCAGGGCTCGGTTGGTCTCGGTGCGGGCGATGGTCAGGGCGCGGGCCGCGGAGAACGCCTGCGACGACCGGACGCGCTCTTGGATGTCGCCGATGGACTCTCCGGCGGTGATCCCGGCGATGACTTCGGCCTCGATCTGGCGCTTCGTGGTTTCGTTGACGCGGGTGACCTGCTCAGCCAACAGACCGGGCGTCGGGGTCAGGGTCGGCTCCCATGCGATGCCGCGGCCGTCCGGAGCGGTCAGCCACGCCTTGAAGAGCCCCCAGCCCACTTGCACGGTCGCCCCGATGATGCTGGTCACGGCCTCGGCGATTGTCAGGGCCTCGGCTGCGACGGAGAACAGTGCGGCAACGTCATCGGCGATGAGCACCCGGCGCACCGGGGCGGTCCCGGCGGGTGTCAATAGGCCAGCGCGTACACCCCGGGCTGCGTCAATAGCCCCGAGCCGGGCGATGAGACGGTCGCGCTGGGCACGGAGGGCCGATGACCATGCGCGGAGCACAGCGCGCTCTTGGGTGCGGCGGGCCTTGCCGACCAAGCGGCGCGACCGGGCGATGGTCAAGCGCGGCGGCTTGCCTGCGGCGCGGGTGACCCGGGCGCGGCGGGCGGTGCGACGCTTCGGCTTGCGGGCGGCCATGATGGCATCCCGACGGGTGCGCGCCCAGCGCCGGCCGGCGTCGCCGCCCCAGAGCAGCCAAGCGATCCACTGCGCGGACGGGTCGGAGCGGTCCTCCCAGCCCGCGGCGGTCTGTTGCGCGCCGTGTCTGGCGAAGAAGGAGTGCATCCGCAGGATCGTGCGGTCGGACAGGTTCGCGCGGTTTGCGATGTCCCGGGCGCGCGCGACACCGACGGCAGTCCCGCCACGGCCGTGCTCTTCGCGCAAGCGCAGGCCAAGGCGCGCGTTGGAAGCCATCCCCGCAGTCGGCTTGCGGTCGATGCCCTCGATGTCGCGGGTGACGCTCACCCGTCGCCCCGGGCCGCGAGGGCCTCGGCGGCGGCGGTCAGGGCGGCGATGGCCTCGGCGCGCTCGTCATCGGTCGCGTCGGGGTTGGTCAGCACGTCGGCGGCATCGGAGAGGGACGATGCGAGGTCGGCGTCTTCGGTGGCGAGGTCTTCGTCTTCGTCGAGGTCGTCGCCCTCATCGTCCGGGGCGTCGTCGGCAGGCGCGGGCGCGGGGGTCTGCCCGGCGGTGGTTGCCGGGGCGGCGGGGGCGGTGAATGCGCCCTCGGGCACGTCGTCCCAGCCCTCGTAGGCGTAGGCGACGGCCGGGTCCATGCCGTTCGCGATGTGCAGTGCGATCCGGGCGAGGATGTCGCTGTCAGCGGCCTGGAGCGGTCCGACGCCGCTGAAATCGTGCTCAACGGTGATGCTGTCGTCCTTGTCGACGCGCCGGGCCAGCATCGTCATCGCCTCGTCCAGCGGCGCGATCTTGCCTTTCAGGTCGGTCCAGTAGGCGGTCATCTGCGCGCCGGCGGTGGCGAAGATGTTCGCAGCGTCGACGCCGAGACGCACGGGCGGCACGCCGAAGACGGCGAGGATGAGGTCGCGGGTCCACGTGCGCTGCGCGGGGCCGTCCATGTCCTTCGGGGCCCAGTCCAGCGTGTCGAGCTCCGCGCCTGCCGTGCCGAGGACTGCAACCCCGCCGTCGGCGTCGCTGAACAGGCGCCCGATCTGCGTCTTGATGACGGCGATCTGCGCGGCAGTCCATCCCTGCCCGACGTCCTTGGAGGCCGGGCGGTAGATGGCGGCCGGACGGCCCGACCGGGCCTTGCGCGCGGTGCCGGCGGCGAGGGCCTGATCGGCGGTCAGGTCGGAGTGGAGTACCTGCGTCGCCCCGACACCGGCGAGGGCATCGGGGCCGTCCAGCACGCCCAGCGTCAGGACAGAGAGCACCGCTTCGGGCGGGTAATGCTT